TCGCAGCCGAACCAGATGCTGCCTAATCTTGGTCTGCCCGCATGAAGTCGCTTTACGAGCGGTTTTGGAATCGTCGCAAGGCGTACCGCGAAGTTTTTGGAGGTGAGGCTGGCACTCGGGTGCTGGCTGATTTGCGCGGGTTTTGCTGCGCTGATTCCAGCTGCGTCGTTGTCGGCAAGGACGGCAAGATCGACACACACGCGACGTTGTTGGCAGAGGGTCGTCGCGAGGTATGGCTCAAAATCGTGGAAACACTGAACCTGACTGACGAGACTCTGCTCAAACTTAAGGAGATTGAAGATGTCTGAAACCACCGCGCCTGTTGCGCCTTTGACCGCATTGTCTGCTATTGCTGGTGACCAGCCTGCCGAGACTGCTGCTGCGCCAGGTGTTGCGCCTGATGCAAGCACTAGCCAGCCTGCTGATTCAACCACCACTACCGAACCTGCTGCTGACGAAGCGCCAGCCGTCAAATTGCCAGGCAAGGATGCCACGCCCGAGCAATGGTCGGAGTTCTACAAGCAAATCGGCGCACCGGACAAAGCCGAGGCATACGAGCTTCCGTTGCCGGAGGGTGATAGCGGCGAGTTCGCCAAGACCGCCAGTGAATGGTTCAAGGAAGCCGGGCTGCTACCGCAGCAAGCGAAGGCGCTGGCGACCCGATGGAACGAGTTCACCTTGGCTCAACAGAAAGCCTATGAGGTATCTGAGCAGGCTCGCATACAGGCGCTGGACGTAAAAAACAAGGAAGAGGACGCATCTTTACGCACCGAGTGGGGTCAAAAGCACGACGGCAATCTGGAGCTTGCCCGTCGCGCGGCTCGTCAGTTCTTCCCGAAGGATAAGGTGTCCGATGTAGTCACGGCTCTGGAGGACAAGCTGGGCTACGCCGAAACCATTAAGCTGCTTCACAGCATTGGCAAGGGTCTTGCCGAGCATGATGCGCCTGGGCTTGGTCATCAAACTGGAGGCGGCAGGAAGTCCATTGCTGAGGTTCTGTACGGAGGCACGTCGCCGTCTTAAGATGCCGAACCCGAAGCAGTTGCCGAAAATAACAGGCACGCGCGTGCCAATGACGAACAGGTTTTCGTTCGGTGCGCGCTTTGGGTATCCGTGGGATACGATGCGTTTGGGTGATTTTTTCATAGTCCCCGAGTCCATGCGTACAGCAGAAATGGTGCGTCAGGCAGCATCGCGGCGGGGCTCTCGACATGGCGAGCGGTATCAAACCAAACTGACCGATGGCGGCATCATGGTGGTGCGAATAAAATAATGAGTTGACAGCGTTGCATTGTTTTTTTCTCTGGAATATGCTTCGCGCAGTAGAGTGATTTCCACCTGCTAATTTACGCCGACCGGCGCTAACCTTTCGGAGTAGTTTATGGCAACCATTGGCTTTTCCGCGCTGACCCTGACCGATTGGGCAAAGCGCCGTGATCCCGACGACCGGGTCGCATCAATTATTGAACTTCTAAATCAATCCAACGAGGTATTGCAGGACATGCTGTGGGTTGAGGGCAACCTACCCACTGGCCACCGCACCACCGTGCGTACTGGCTTGCCTGCGGTAGCATGGCGAAAGCTGAACTATGGCGTTCCGCAGTCCAAGTCCACGACCGTGCAGGTCGATGACGCTTGCGGCATGCTGGAGGCTTTTGGTCAGGTCGACAAGGATTTGGCCGAGCTAAACGGCACGACCGCGCAGTTCCGCTTGTCTGAAAACATGGCTTTCATTGAGTCCATGAACCAGGCGATGGCATCGACTTTGATCTATGGCGACAGCGAGCAGAACCCGGAGCGTTTCTTGGGCTTGGCTTCGCGCTATTCGACTATTTCCGGCGCTGTTAACGGCCAGAACATTCTGAGTGCTGGCACTGTAACTGGTGGTGACGGCACTTCGATCTGGCTGATCGGCTGGGGTGAGAACACTGTTCACGGCATCTATCCGAAAGGTTCGACCGCTGGTCTGATTCATGAGGATTTGGGTCTGGATACCGTGAACGATGCAGTTGGTGGCAAATACCGCGCATACCTGGATCGTTATCAGTGGAAGTGCGGCTTGGCTTTGCGTGACTGGCGCTATGTTGTTCGCGGCGCAAACATCGACGTGTCTGCCTTGGTTGCTGATACCGCTGGTACTTCGGTTCGTATCATTGAACTGATGAGCCGTATGATCGACCGCATCCCGTCTTTTGGTATGTGCAAGCCTGCGTTTTACATGAACCGCACTGTGTTCTCGATGCTTCGCGTTCATGCGCTGAACCGTTCAGCGAATGCTTTGGGTCTTGAGCAGGCAATGGATCAATTCGGAAACCCGATCCGCGGTAACCTGTCGTTCTTGGGTATTCCTATCCGCCGAGTGGACGCGATCCTGTCCAACGAAGCACAAATCTCTTAATGGCGAGGTGACATTATGATTCTTGATCGTGAAAATGCTTTCAGCCAGTCGCAGGCTTTGACCGGCACTACTCTTGTGCCGTCGACCGATGTGATTGATCTAAGCCAGATTCGCCAGGTTGGTATTGGTGAAGATCTGCACATTGTCATCAATTTTGAGGCTGCTGCTGGTGGCACTACACCCACCATCACAGTGGCCTTGCAGACTGATGACAATGCTGCATTTTCAAGTGCTGCAACAGTTACAACGTATTTGAACGCGGTCAGTACCCCGGGCGCAAGTTCTCAGTTTGTTTTTAATATTCCTCATCAGGGGTTGGAGCGCTTCATTCGTCTGGCTTATACCCAGGGCGGCACCACGCCGACTACGACCGTATCCGCTCACATTGCTGTCGGCTCTCAGTATGACATCAAGACGCCTTCTGGCTTCACGGTGGCGTAATGAGGCAACGCGCCACAAAGCCTGGCGTCCTGTCGAACCCCTACCAGTATGTTGAGGCTGGTCAGGAGTTCGACCGGGACGAACGTATGAGTTGGGCTGTTCCTGTTGTGGAAGAGACTGCTCCAGAGTCGCCCGATAAAAAGCGAAACTAGGTCTGTGTCATAATTGCCGGATAATACGGGGGCGCGTTTATGCCGAGCAAGATTGAAATTGCAAACCGGGCGCTGACCAAGGTCGGCGCTGAATCTATTATGTCGCTCACCGACAATGTGAAGCGCGCCCAGATCATGAACTCCATGTTCGACATGATCATGGACGCCGAGCTTCGACGCAATCGGTGGAAGTTTTCAATCAGGCGCGACAGTTTGCCTGCGCTTGTTTCGGCTCCTGCCTGGGGTTATTCATACGCTTACCAGTTACCTGCTGACTTTCTTGCTTTGGTGCAGGTCAACGATTTTTATGTGCGTGGTTTGAAGCAGAGAGCGCCTTGGTCAGTCGAGGGTGGTCAAATCCTGACCGACTTTTCTGCTCCGTTAAAAATTCGTTATGTTGCGAAAGTATCCAGCATTGATCTTCTCGATCCTCTTTTTGTCGAGGTACTGGCTTGCAAGCTGGCGCTGGAATCGTGCGAGGCTTTGACGCAATCAGCGCAGAAACGGCAGCTTGCCGCCAATGAATACGATTTTGCTGTAAGCGAGGCGGCGCGTCAGGACGCCATCGAAAACCCACCGGACGAGCTACCGTGGGGGTCTTGGATTGATTCTCGTGAAGGCATGGCGACAACGGCGACCGGCCCATCGGCTGGCTCTGTTGCTGATCTGCAGTCCGGCTGGGGTCTTTTGTGAGCAAGGCTTCACCGGCATTTACCAGTTTTAATTCAGGCGAATTCAGCCCGATGCTGTCTGCTCGGATAGATTACGACCGCTATAAGAACGGCTGCGAAGCACTGCAGAACATGATACCGACCGTGCAAGGGCCAGCATTGCGGCGCGGCGGCACGCGGCATATTGCATCGACAAAAGAAATCATTGGGCGTCAGGAAAAAGTCTACCTTCACCCGTTTGTGTTTAATGAGACCACGGCTTATGTGCTGGAGTTTGGCTCGCAGTACATTCGGTTTTATACAAATAACGCTCAATTGCAGATCTCTAGCGTTCCTGTCGAGGTGGTCAGTCCTTATTCGCTGAATGATATCTTTGCAGCAAACGGCACCTGTCGGCTGCGGTTCGCTCAGTCTGGCGACTTTCTCTACATCACTCACCCGTCTTACCAGCCTAGAATTTTGAAGCGCGTCACCGCGACTTCGTTTGTGCTTGATCTATTCGAGCCGAAAGGTGGGCCATTCATTGGAGTCGATCCTGACATCACGACGACCGTCTGGTCATCTGGTGAGACTGGCAGCATCACGCTGACTGCTTCGACGTCAATATTTCAGGCCGGTGACGTTGGCACGCTTTTTTTAATTGAAAGAAAGAACGTCAGCGGGGTGATTGCTTGGGAGCCTGGAAAAGCTGTTAATTCGGGCGATCTTCGGCGCAGCGATTCTAAGATTTACTCCGCGCTGAATAGCACACACACTGGAGTCGTTAAGCCCGTGCATTCTTTTGGCGCAGAAAGTGACGGCGCGGTCAATTGGCAGTTCATGCATGCTGGTTATGGCTGGGCGCGAATAACATCGGTAACAAGCGGGACGGTGGCCAGTGCTACTGTCATTTCTCGGATACCTTCTGACGCGGTTGGCTCTGGCAATGCGACGACACGATGGTCGTTTTCCGACTGGTCGTCTGTTGAAGGCTGGCCATCGTCCGTTGCTTTTTTCCGTGAGAGGCTGTGCTTTGCCCGTGGGCAGAACATCTGGATGTCGGTTGCTGCTGCGTTCGATGATTTTTCGTCTCGCAATGATTCCGGGGAAATCACCGACGACATGGCTATCAGTCTGGAGGTAGCATCGGGTGAGTTGAATGCGATCCAATGGCTGCACGCGGACAGAATGCTTGTCGCTGGTACGGCTGGCGGCGAGTTTTCGATTGGCGAACTGACGAACGGCGATCCGCTAGGGCCTGGGAACGTTAAGGCCGAAATTGTCAGCGGCTACGGCTCGCGTGGTGTGCAGCCGATCAGGTCTGGTGACAGGTCGCTATTTGTTATGCCGTCTGGACGCAAGGTGCGCGAGATCGGGTTCGACTTCAGTCAGGACGGGTATCAGTCGAAGGATGTTACCGTCTTGTCAGACCACATCACTGACAGCGGCATTGTCGACATGGACTTTGCCATCGAGCCGTACTCTGTTGTTTGGTGCGTCCGGGCTGACGGCGTGCTGCTTGGCTTTACCTGGAACAACGAGGAACAGGTTCAGGGCTGGCATCGGCATTTGCTTGGTGGTTCCAGTGGCGTCAATTCTACGGACGTTCCTTGGGGCGTTGTTGAATCCGTGGCGGTCATTCCGAGACCGAACGGTCGCGGAGATCAGGTTTGGATGAGCGTTCGTCGTGGTCGTCCGGATGGCTGGCCTGTTGCTCCCACGCGCGAAGTTGTTTACATGGAAGATCCGTTCATTGAAGAAAATAACGGCTATCCGGTTCCAATTCCTACGGCGCGCGATCAGTTCTATGTGGACTCTGGAAGCACGCACACGCCTGGAGGCGCGGTCGTTTCCGGATTGTCTCGGCTGGATGGTCAGACTGTTGCTGTTCTGGCTGATGGTGCTCCGCACCCGGATTGCGTTGTAAGTGGTGGCTCTATTACGTTACAGCGTTCTGCTCAATGGGTGCAGGTTGGCCTGCGCTACAGTTCGATATTAAAGCCAATGCGGATCGAGGCTGGTGCAGCCGATGGCACGGCGCAAGGGAAAACGAAGAGAATCCATAAGGTTGTTTTCCGGCTGATCAGTAGTTCAAGTTTCCGCTACGGGTCGCGGCCTGACAACATTTTGACTATGGAGTTCCGTACTGCTGCGAATCAGATGGATAGGGCAGTGCCGTTGTACACTGGTGATAAGCTGGTTGATTGGCCTGGTGGTTACGAGACTGATGGCTATATTTACATCGAGTCGGACAGTCCGACCGCGCTGGGCATTGCCGGTATATTCCCGCAAATCGTCACGCAAGACAGCAGATGAGGCTGGTTAAGTTTTCTGCCGAGCATCTTGCCACCTTGCGGCTGCAGCGTTCTCAGGAAGGGATGTCGTCGATAATTTCCGACATTCGCTACGGTCAGTCTTTAGAGACGCTTTGGTCTTTCACTGGAGTTCATAACGACACAATCATTGGGTGTGCTGGCGCTGTTGAGCTATGGCCTGGCCGAGCTTGTTTGTGGGCGCTGTTGTCGGATGATGCTGGTCGTCATTTTCTGACAATCCACCGGGCTGTTGAAGGCTTTCTCAAGGTTGCGCCTTGGTCACGAATAGAAGCCACCGTCGATGTCCGTTTTGAAGCTGGTCAGCGGTGGATCAGAATGCTTAATTTTCAACACGAAGGACGGCTTCGGCGTTATACTCCAGACGGTCAAGACCACGACTTATTTTCAAGGGTGAAGTGATGGCAGCATTTGCAGTTCCTTTGATGATTGCTGGCACTGCTATTCAGGCTATTGGAGCTATCCAGCAAGGTAACGCGCAGGCCGCGCAATATCAGGCGCAGGCGCAGGGGCAAGAATATAACGCACGAGTTTCTCGTTCTCAGGCCGAGGCGGCTGGTCAGCAGTGGAGTGCTCGTGAGGACGCGCAACGTCGGCAGGCCAGGCAGATTTTGGGTAAGCAGCTGGCGGCTACGGCGCAGTCCGGCGTCAATCTGAACGGCTCGGCGGCTGATATATTCCGCGAGTCCCTGGTCAATGCCGAGCAAGATGCTTTGAATATCCGCTACGAGGGCGAAATGACCCGGACGGGGCTGCTCAATCAGGCGCAGCTGTCTGATTACGAGGCGTCTGCTTCTCGATCCGCGGCGAAGAGCGCGCGGCGCTCTGGCTATATGTCAGCTGCAGCGGCTATTGCCTCTGGTGGGTATGCATACTCAAAACTTCCAGCCGGAGCGCCAGCGGAGAGTGGCGGTGTCGGGCTTAAGGGTACTGGCGGTGGTTTTGGTCTTAAAAACACCGGCGGTGGTTCTGGTCTGAAATTGAGGTACTA